TTATTTGCCATCTATATACACCTCTAGGCGATTAAAGTTAATTACCGGGAAAAATGCAGTTGCAGGGCGAAGTATCGACATTTACATACGCCGCCCACCTAAGCCACGCGATGCGTTATCTGCCGCCGATACCAAGCAAAGCGAACACCCATTGAACACGCGGGAGGAACGCCGAAATAAAGGCTGCCGCCGCGAGTATCGGAGCGCCCCAATCCGTGCTGATATGCTCGGTGAGAAACGTGCCGATAGCGGTCAGCACCGTAACGAGTGCCACCGCTGCCGCGACAAGCACGCTAATGATCTTGCGCGGAGTCCAGCCTTGTTCGAGAGTTTGATTGCTCATAATCGAATCACTCCTTTAGAGTCTTGCCAATACCGCGAGGGTCTTAGCACCTACCACCCCGTCAACTTTTAGTTTATGCTGCCGTTGCAATGCTTTAACGGCCTGTTCTGTTTTTACACCAAAGATGCCATCTGCCGCAACTTTCAGTTTACGCTGAATTTCCTTAATATCGTCGCCGCGATCCCCTCGCCGGAGTATCATTCGTGCGGCCTGCTCGGTCGGTGTTTCGGGGACGGGCGTAGCAGGCGTTACATTACCCGGCACCGCGCCGAGATTCCAAGGCGAATCATCGTCGTATAGCTTTGGGTCGTCCATTACGGATAAGTGCATATGTGCAAAATGTCCGTTCGCTCCGGTGTATTTACGCCATACCCACGGCTGAACCTGACTTGAAACGATACGGCCTTCGAAGATGATGTATTTAATACGCTTATCGCGGCTGGCGACGAGTGCATCAACGAACCTGTTTATTTTGACAGTTGACGATAAGTCTTTATCAATGTCAATAGCTGTGACGACACCGCGAGAGTTTGGGTTGTGATCAGACTTCGTTTTGCGATGCCGAGCATCTCCGATAGTGCCGTCGCTGGCCTTGTCGCGGTTCGGAAACAGTTCGTTGATCTGATCCCGCAGTTTGATCGTCGCCTTTGCATTACGCCAACTCATAATTTCAGTTTACCACAAAATATAGTTATGAGAGAGGGAGTGTCGTGCGGATCTTGCGGTTGTCTGCGGAATAGTTGAAAGTCTCTTGATTCGTGCCGCTCTCTCATACTCTCTTTAACACGTTGCCGCGTCGGCTGTCAATAGCGAATTATACCACGCGACGACCTCGGCGGGTTCGCCTTTGCGTTCGACGCGGAGGCCGCAGCCGTTGGTTGAGTTTGGCGATGTCGAGTCGCCTAGACAGCGAATGAGCGTGTAACTCGTAACGCGGTAAGCTGCAGTGTTGCCCTTGCAGAGTGGGCAATTGCGTGTGAGAAGCGTTCGTGTATCGGTTGCAGTGGTTATCATATGGGTTTATCTCGCAAATAGTCATCTATGAATCGCTTCGCCGAACCAAACTCCCAACAAAACGCAGCACAATAGCCCGCCTTATCCAATGCTTGCAAACTCTCATATTGAGCCTGTAAGTGTTCGCTCTTTTTCAGCGTGCCGTCTTTGCGATAAGGCGATTCCGCTTTCAGTTCGAGGAATAACGCCCCGTAGCCGTCCCGCTTTTCAAATATGACTAGATCGGGCTGGGCGAATCCCGGCTTCTGTAACTTCTTCCATCGCACGGCTTGCGGCATCGTCAGCTTGATACTGCCTTTCACGTCCGATGCGAATAGCACGTTCGGATATCGCCGACATAGGTATTCGGCGATCTGGCATTGAAGTTCGTATTCTTTGTATTCAGGCATAACGTCATTTCATTTTCCTTTTTTCTCTCCGGCGGGCGTTTATCTCGTCACGATGTGCGTCGCGATAACGCCGTTCTACTTCGACACGTTTTGCCCTGTTCTGCCGATACTTTCGCGCCGCTTCCCTGTTCGCCTCACGATGCCTTGCGAGTATCTCGTCGCGGTTTCGCCAATAGTAACGTGCGTCCTTCGTCGGCAGTAAATTGAACCGCGTTATGCCTTCGCTCAGGTCCGGGCGTTTTTCGGCAATCTCACGCGGCGACAATCGGCATTTGGGCGATATAAAGTCGCAGATCAGCAACGGGCAATTTTGGCATTGCGGGACGGTCATATCCACTCATACTCCGCAGAGTTTGCGATGTGATTCACTGACCGCAGAAGATCGCGGAGATGTTCACGTTTAGCAACATCCAACGAGGCCGTCTCACGTTCAGCCCGCCGGTTCTACGTCTCAACTGCCTCAGAAGACGTTGCCTTTCGGCCAATGGCATCGTTCGCGATCTCGCAGTATTCCCTAACTGCTGCCTCTTTGTTGTCAGGGGAAGTGCAATCAGCGAAGCGGTCAGCCTTGCGCACCTCTGCGGCAAGCAGGCAGACATTGCAGGTGATCCACAGCCAGCGATATGTTTCGCCCTCCCTGAACTCAAATGAATCATTCCCGCAGAACGGGCATTTGTCGTTACTCATTCCGTTCCTCCATACGCAGGGAGCAACCGCGTCGGCATCTCTCCTGATTCATAGGCCACTTTGATCTGCGGCCGTATGTGCTGCCCGACCGTCCGTCCGTCCGGCATAACAATATGAGCCATAAACTCTGCCTCGAACTCAGTGATACCGGACTCAACTGCTTCCAGCTTCGCTTTGACCACCAAAGCCAACGCTCTCCATCGTTGACGAATGGCCTGTTGCCATTCTTTCTTAGCGGCTTCCTCGGTTCGTTTGTGCCACGAATCCCCTCGCTTGTATTGATGAAACCTCTCCTCGTCCGGCAGTGGCATCGCTATCTCAAACCTAACGTGTCTGTCGTGCATTTTGAATGCTAGGACGGCCCGAGACTCTTCCCAGCCATAACTGAACGCCGTCGCTCCGTATCTGTTCAGTGTCGCCTCGATCTCCGCCCGAGACTTCTCAGGCGAAACCTCTGTTTTAGCTGCGTATTGGGTCATTTTGCACCTCAGTATCATTTGTAGCGGTCGGGTCGTTATCGCCGCGAATGCTTTTGCGAATCAACACGAGCTTCTCTCCTATCGAAAACTCAAACATCATTTGCTGTGCCATTCGCACAGCATCAGATACGAGGTTAAGGTCGTAGTCATATTCATCACCATTCGTGTAACAACACGTCACTTTCATACTAGCTAGTTCCTTTTGTGTGGTCTTATTACTCACCCGCAGAACGGGCATCTGTCGTCAGTCATTCCGCTCCTCCTCACACGCGGCGTCGACATCATCTACATATTGGTCATACGCGTGAGCCCACGACTCTGCCCACTGCAGCCACGCTCTTTGTTCCGCACGCCCGCCGCTAATAGCATCGGCGTGACGAATGAGTCCATAAGCGGTTGCGGCTAACTGCCGAAGCCTTAAAACCTCATCCGCCAATTTTTTTAACCCGGCAACGTCTCTGATTGACGAGCCGCTCATCTGTTCCCCCTGCCACTCTACGATGATGTTCGAGTCATCTCGCAGGATGCGAATCCAGTCGATTGTATTGTCTATGTCCGTCATGTCGTTTTCCTCTTTGCTTACCGTGTCTCCCTCTCTACGTTGTCGTTCATATCACCTACGAACAGCCTCGCCGTTTCCCCCGTCTTAGCAAGTTTTTTGTCCAATTTCAGCGTAGATGCAAGTTCTTTGTCATTTAAGACTGCTCGAACATCCTTAGAATGCCCTGCTTTGTAATCTAAGCCTGTCCCGAAACGCTTATTCAGCGTCTCAGAATAGCAGTTCCGGCAGCCCTCGCTGACGTGAACGCAATGCCAGCCGCGTTGACCGTCATCGTAAAGCCACTCCATCAGATCGGCCGGCGGCGGTGTTTATCGCTGCACACTGCCCGCAATATGTCATTTTTCCTCCGTCTTCTTCGCCTGCTTCTTTGCCTTTGGGTAATTGTTCCATAGTGTCGTTTTGCATTTGTGACAGACGCGCGGTAGCCGTCGCGTTGACGGAATATGCCATACATTCCTGCAATTCGGTTTCTCGCACGTTAATTCAAGTTGTCGTGCGCTGATATGTTTCACTGCCATAATTTTAATTTACTAAAATAGTTAGCCATTGTCAAGAATTTTTTAGAAGAAAACACCTTCCTGCAAGCCCGATATATCGAATCGCAAGATACGCCCGTAATATCGCCCGCCGATCTCGTGCGTTCCGACATTACGCCCTTTTACGACGCGGCAATTCACAGGGTTATACCAACTGCCCGCGTCGTCCTGCTTCGCCTGTTCGTCGTGGTCGATTATCATAATGACACTCGCATCGTTCTCTATCTGCCCGCTGCCCTCTAAGTCATTCATCGTTGACCGCAAAGACTTCTTACCCTCGCGGTTCAATTGAGCAACCGAGATAACAGCTATATCTAGCTCATTTGCGATCCGCTTTACCTCTTGCGATACCTCCGCGATGCGTTCCACTCGCTGCCGATGATCGAGCCTGTGAAGTTTGAATAACTGGACGTAATCCACTATCAACACCCGCACACCGTCCCTAGCTACTCTGCTATGTAAATGAGCACGCATAGATGACAGGTCGGAGATTCGATGCTCGAAGTATATCGGCAAATGCTTGATGCTCTGTGCGAACGTCGCCGCTTTCTCGTATTGAAATTCCGAGAGATATTGCGTCTGATTCAGGTTCGTTAAGCCCGTTCCCTGCGAGATGATACGCAAAGCATTCTCGCTGTTCCGCATCTCGCCCGCGATGAATGCGACGGGATAGCCCGCAGTCGCCATCTGAAACGCGGCCTGCAAAGCGAATGCAGATTTACCCGCGCCCGATCTCGCCGCGATTATCATCACGTCCGATTGCGAGATGCCCCCGCCGAGTGCTTCGTCCAAGACTTCCCAGCCAAGCGGAATCTTTACCACTCGCCGCTCAACTTTGGCTTTCAATATCTCCATCACTTCGCCGTCAATTACGCGGTCGAGTTTCACGAATACGTCTGCCGCGCCGCTTGCCATTGACGCGGACTCACAAAGGCGGTTTATCTCAAGTTGTGCTGTGTCGAATACGTCGCGGTTCTGCGCGGCGGCCTCGCTCGAAAGCCTCTGACATAACGCCATTAGATCGCGTAGATGCCTCAGCCGTCGCAGTTCGAGGATATAGCCCTCTAACTCTGATGTATGCGGTATGCCCATCGACAAGTCCGATACCGCAACAACTGACCGCACACGCCCCACGTCCTGTGACCGCAGCTTCAATCGTTCGTAAACTGAGATTGCCGTGATCGTCTGCCCGTCAGCCTCTAACTCACGCATCACGCGAAATGTCCGGCGATGATCTTGCAGATAGAAGTCGTTATCATTCAGTTGAGCACTCGCGACGTGAATCAGCTCAGGCGAGAGCAGGATCGCTCCGAGTATGACCTTCTCGTAATCCTCTGAGAACGGCTCTACGTGATACGGTAATAGCGTAGTCAAGTTATCGTGCATTGATCGTCGTGTCCTCCGGCATTGGCTCATTGAACGGCACGCCCTCACTTAATGCGAATCGTCGCCGTTCTTCCCATTCCCGCAATCGTCGCTCGGCGGGAGTCAGTCCGCGCGGCGGCTCAGGCCGTTGACCTTTCGCGGCGGCGGCAGATTTAGAATTAAAACCGTTCGATAAAGGTTGTGTAAGTGAACGTTGATAACAATCAAGCATTCGTACAATACTCGTTGGGCGATACTGATTCCCCTTCCAAAACTTTAGAGTTTCTTCCCATTTAGCTAAATCCTTAACTTGTTGCTCGATCTGATCTTGATTAAAACAACTCAAATGGGTCTCCGGAAAATGCGTTCGGTAGATCGTTACTGCTTCGCATTGTTCGGGATTTTTGAGAAAAATCGAATCCGTCTTATTATGTGTATTTGATTGATTACTTGTATCTTTATTTACTTGTTTCTTTAATTGTCCTTGATTTTCCGCATCTGGAAGAACCGCGTCCGGAAAAACCGCATCTGGAAAACCCCGATACGGTGAAGGTGATTCTTTGAACACGTAAGTTTGCCCTTTGAACTTGCCGTTCTCGCGTATCTGCTGCCGCGCGACGTAGCCGAATGACTCTAGCTCGTTCAGCGCCGCGTAGATCGCTGTTTCACCTTCTTTGAGTATTGAGACCATTCCGGTAACGGAGAAGTCCCAATCAGGCGGTAAGCCCATCACAGTCACCAAAAAGCCCTTAGCCTTCAACGATAGGCGATTATCACGCAATACCTCATTTGATATTGTCGTGAAATTCTCATTCTTCTGCCGTTCAAATTTGATTAACTCGCTCATAACTCTAACCTCAAAGACAAAAACGCCCTAACAGAACCTACGACGAACACCAATTCCAACAACAACGAATGAAACGATGACGCGGAGCCGTAGGCTCTGTTAAAGCGTTTTGATCTTAATTAAGCGGTGTAACATCATCGCATTCGTTGTTACGTTAATTCCACTTCATCACCCGCCGTGATGTAAATACCGCCCGATTGCTTCGCCAGCCGTTCCCGTAGACGTCGCCTGTTCAGCGCATACCTCACCCCCGCTCATACTCAGCCGCAGCCTCGCCCTCCGGCAGATGTTCTACCTCTATCGCTATGCGTTCTCGTTCGTCGTCGGTTAGCATTACTCTATCACCTCCGCCCATTCCTCTGCCGCGTCGCCGTTGCCCTCAACCTTGCGATGCCAATACGCGCCCGCGTCGTTAACGAGTTTGAGTTGATGCTCCAGCCGTGCAATATGCTCATTCGCACGCTCACAGGCTTTGATTGCGGCGGCCATCTCAGAACCGTGTGACATCTGTTGTTGCGTGAGCCGTGCCAGCATAAACGCCATACGACACGCCGCGTACCCCGCGATGCCCGTCAGCAGCCAACTGAGTATAAGTAGAAAGGTTGTCATATGGCTAATCCATTAAAAATACACCTGATAGGTCAACACCTACACCATCGAAAAGAGAATCCTGATCTTGCGGATGTTCACTTGCATATTGCAAGTTTTTAACAGCCTGCCGATAATATGAAGGCTTAAGTTCAATTCCAATCGCTCTCCGATGGTTAATTACTGCACCATACGCCTCACTGCCAACTCCCATAAATGGCGTTAAAACAATCTCTCCCGGATTAGATCGCAACACTACGACCCGTTCAATAACATCTAACTGTAACGGATGAACGTGTTTTTCATCGTCAGGATCGCGGGACTCTTTGTATGGCAAAACCCTATCTATTCGCACATCATCCCAAAAAGCGGAAGCATACTGTCGCCAAATCCAATGTGAATAACGATTCTCAGTCTGACTTCCCGTCCATCCCTTATACTGAAGCACATCTTGCGGAATAGATCTTTCACCGGCATATGAATGCAACCCAGTCGGATGACTGATCGGAATTGGATTTTTACCGTGCTTGCGGAAAAGCAATAAGTAATCTGCCGATGCGACATCACACAAAGAAGAGTCGTCAACTATCTGCTTATGTGCTAAGCCCTTTGCCATTGTTCGTAATCGAACCCCCAAAGGCTCTTTCCATACGCAGTGCCGGGCAATGTATTTGAAACCAAGTCTTTCGTGCATTCGAATAATATCACCGGGAAAATCAATCAATGACTTATCCGCATTATTCGAAGTCGGCACATCCATACAATGCACAGCTGTTATCCGTCCGGGGATTGTTACCCGCGCGATTTCTTTAACGATAAATTCATAGTGCTGAAAAAATTCATCGTAACTGCGACAATTAGAAAGATCACGGTCGCTGGAGCTGTAATTATACAGCCCGGCAAACGGCGGGCTATAAATTGACAAGTGCACCGAGTCAGCTTTCAATCGAGGCATAACCTCGCACGAATCGCCGTTATAGATCGCGTATTGATTAGTTATTGTTTGTTCTATTACACCCATTCCGGTATCTCCATTTCTAACGGCCATTCTGACCGTGCCTTTAGTTGTAACTCTTGCCCCATAAACTCGACAATGCGTTCAAACATCACATCTGCGGCATCTGCTTTACGTTGTAAATTTTGTAAAACATCTCGTTCCCCCTCTGTTGTAATGATGTCAACTTCAACCTCAGTCTGTTGCCCAAATCGCCAAAACCTACGGATAGCCTGATAATATTGTTCAAATGAATGAGACGGGAAGAATGTAGTTTTATGACAGTGTTGCCAATTCAACCCAAATGCCCCAATGGTTGGCTTTGTGATAAGAGTCTTGATCGCTCCGTTTGCAAAAGCAGTAAATTTTTCTTCTTTTGCGTCATTCGAATCTTTCCCGGATACCTGCACTGCATCCGGCATTAACTTCTCTAGCAAATCACCCTCGGCATTCAACTGACACCAAGCAACTGATGCTTCGTTATATTGATTTAGTATCGTTGCGACCCTCTCGCATCGCTCCGTAACAGTTGCCGACCTTTCCTTGCGTTGCTCTGCGAGACCAATTGCGGGCATCGCAAATAGCATACCTTCCAACGGCCGCGACGCATTTACAACGTGAGTATTAATTTGAAGATTAGGCAAATCGAATCCAACATCTTCAAACCCTAAATCACTTGGACGACGGATCGCCCTAGCCCACGAACACATCCATCGCCAAAAATCCTGTTCGGCGTGCGGTTTGAATCGCCATTGTTGCCCCGCAAATCGTGTTCCGTTGCCACCTTGAGCCGCCGCCGAGCCATTATCATTTTTGAAGAACTGACCGAGCATATCGACGTAGCCTAAATATCCGAGAGCCTCGCTAGAAGTTCCCAGTTCAACATAGTCATTCGGAGCGGCCGTCGCTGTGCATAGTAAACGATACGGCAACCGTCTCATAAACTCCGTAATAGAGGCTTTCAAACTGCCGTCGAAATTCTTCAGAATACTCGATTCATCACAAACACAACCGACAAAGTCCTTGCTATCGAAATAATGCAAACGTTCATAGTTTGTAATAATAATTTTCGCGTTGCCCAACTTACCATCGCGGCAATGAACAGCTTCAATGCCGAATTTCTCAGCTTCCCGCGATGTCTGACCGCCAACAGCAAGAGGTGTTAATATTAATACCCGTTTATCAGTCCGTTTAACGATTTCATTTGCCCAGACCAACTGCATAGGCGTTTTGCCTAACCCGCAATCGGCAAAGATCGCTGCACGGCCTTTCATCAATGCCCATTTCACAAGATAGTCCTGAAATGGAAATAACCACTCCGGCAAAGAATCTACCGCGAAACCATAGTCACCCTCTAACTGGGCCTTTTGATGCAGAAAAGTATAATACTCTTCAATCCCATTTGTAGTCATAGTCCTCCCTATACCTCCATATCCGCCTTTGCTCGGCGTGTCTCGAATGCGTCAGCGTGCTCAGGATGCCGCTCAACGAATCTTCTCGCATAGAACGGCGTGTAGGTGTTGTTCAGCTTGACACTCCCCGACTAAACCGAAACGGTTATAGTCAGGGATTCTTTGGCAACTCGTAGCCCAACGGCTTTAGTTTTCGCCAATTCGCTTTTGCCCAAGCGAAGTATATTTATAGCCGCGTTATGGTCGGCATTGATAGAAAAATGACATTTCAGACACACAAAATCAGCTTGAGTTTTACGGTTTGCTTTCTCGCAATGACCGCATCGGCTACAAGTCTGCGATGTGTGATGTGGCGGAACTTCTACAACCGTTTTGCCAGCGTTTTCAGCTTTACATTTCAGTATTTGGTAGAAACTCGACCACGAAACATCAGATATTACTCTCGCCAGATGATGATTTCTAAGCATATTGGAAACTTTCAGTTTTTCAATGCAAATCAAATCATAGCTATTGACGAGCCAATAAGCCGCTTTATGCTGAAAATCAGTGCGGCAATTCTTAATTCTTTGATGAATCTTGCGAAGTTTAAGGACGGATTTCTTTCTGTTTTGACCGCCTTTCTTTTTGCGGGAAACGCTTCTTTGAGCAACGCGCAAAGACTTTTGCAGTTTCTCACCAAAACGCGGATTATCCACGTCAGAGCCGTCAGAGAGTTTCAGGAAACAGGCGATTCCCGCGTCAAGTCCGATTTCTTCGCCTGTTTTCGGCAAAGGTTGGGCGGAAGTTTCAACCGTAAAGATTGCAAACCATTTTCCGCATTCGTTCTTAATCGTGAGCGTTTTAATTTTGCCTACGACTTGGCGAGAAAGTTTGAGTTTAACCGTGCCGATTTTCGAGAGTGTGAGTTTGTTTCCTATCAAACTAAAACCACTTTGCGGAAAGGTAAAACTGTCATAACGATTGAGCGAACGAAAACGCGGAAATCCCGCTTTTACGCCTTTTTTGACACGGCTAAAGAATCCTTGAAAAGCAAGCTCGACCCGTTTCAAGACATTCTGCAAAACTTGAGAATGAATGTTTTTGTATTCGGGATTCGTTTCTTTGATTTCAGGCAGTTGGTTTTGTTGAGCCTGATAATTTATCGAAATGCGATTGAGTTTGTATGCTTCGCGGCGTTCAGACAGAGCCGCATTGTAAAGGTCGGCACACAATCGAAGTATGTCGTTCAGTTTTTGAGATTGAGTTTTGGAAGGCTTGAAATGGAATTTGAAAGCCTTTACAATTTTGTCAGACATAGCAATCAACCACTTTTTGATTCTGTGTTCAGAGGCGCATTGAATCCGCAAAATTCTTTGTGCCTCGACTTCTATTATACTCCAAATCGCTTCCAAAACTCAAACTCGATTTCTAATCCGACGTATGGACAACCGCTTGAAAGCGCGGTTGCTGATGAACGCCCTACATCCCCCGCCAAATTTGCCAACGCACTAAATTATGGCGGGGACTTGGGCTAATTCCTGTTAAAATCTCCATCCACGGCGCGTATCTGTGTGTAGTAGCGGATGACCTCGAATAGCATTTTGGCGCTGACGCGTTTCGCCCCAACGTCCAGTAGTGCCAATGCCCGGCGCTCGAACTCGTCCCATATCTGTGGATTCTCGCGGTCGTATTCCTCGAAAGATTTCCGCTTGATCGTGAATAGCTCGCCTTGTGTCATATTTTCCGCCTCCACCATTTGAACGTCGCCAACGACACCACCGCCGACACGACCGCGATGCTCACGCCAACGGGGATCGCGATGAGATAATTGTTAAGCAGTTTCTGTTTCATTCCGTCCTCCGTATCAACGTCCGCGAGCGATCATCTGCCGTGTTTATCGCTTGTCCTTAGCACCGACCGCCCGCGAACGCTGTTCTTATCAACAGTTAGCTATAAATAACCCGTGAGCCTCGCCCTCACGCTGGCGTTTCGGCACGTTTGCCAAAGTCGTAATACTCTGCAATATCCTCGATCCCATAAGCATTCAATGCCCGCAGTTTCGGTAGTATCTCGCTTGCTTTGTAGGGCTTGTCAGCGATCTTGTGCTGTCGCAGGAATGCCCTCACTCCGAACGAACAGGCTCCGGTGTAGAGCCGATACGTGTTCACGTCAATGATGTCGTCAGGCGAGATCGGCTGTGCGGTGAAATTCTTGCGAAGTATCTTAAACTCAACATCGTTGACAGCTTCGCGTGCGGTGCTGCCGTGAGCGAAACGCCCATCCTTCTCAGCCACATAGCATTTAGTGCCTGTCAGCAATTCGCCGTAATGCACCGTGATACCTTTACGGGTCTTGGTTCTTTCCGCCCTAAACCAACTATCATCGACGCGGCGATATACGCCTTTCGTTGTCGTGAGTTCGGTCGCGTTGGCATAGCAGCAGAAGTTATTCCCCG